GGATTCAGATATGTTCATATTAATCATCCTTGGGTGTGTTAGATGCCCCAAAGTAAAAACTAATTATAGCTGACGCTAAACCGCCTAAATATCCTAATACTAAATTAATTAAAGCTTCTGAGTTTTGTTCTGGAGGCTGAATAGTTACTAAGAATATGTATCCCATAAAACCACCAACTACAGCTATACCTATAATTCTGGCTGTCCAATCTTTAGAAAAAGTTTGCCTAGCGTTTTGTGTGTCTTGTACTTCTAGTTTAAACACATCTACCTCTAGTTCTTTCATTTTAAGTTCAAACTCAGCTTCAGCTTTCTTTAGCTCAAGCATTTGTTCGGGTGTAGCATTATCTATAGCTTTTTGTATTTCTTTTGGTTCGTTCTTACAACCCAATACATCTGCAATCATGTTTGCAGCCATACCACCCATAGGGCCTCCTAGTGCTGTACCCAAGGTTGGTGCTACTGATCCAACTAAGTTTTTAAGTAGTGCTTTCATATATCCTCCAAAGTAAATATTTCTAAAGGTTTACTAATACCTTTAACTGCTATTGGTTTTAATGATTTTAGCTCAAAACCACAATTTTTTGCAGTTTCCTCTGCAATTATTAAATCTTTGCCTACAGTTTTACAACTAGATTCGCACCTAGCAGCTATATTTACGGCAGATCCAATAGCCGTATAATCAAATCTAGTAGACGATCCACAGTTACCAATTACAGCTTCACCAGTATTAACACCTACACCAATTTCAACTCCAACATCAGAAGATCTAAAGTTGTCTTGTATTTCTTTAGCGCACATAACAGCAGCTTGCTCGTGATTATCTAAATCTAAAGGAGCATTAAATATAGCCATCATGGCATCACCTATATACTTATCTACCATACCTCCATACTTTTTAACCGCGTCTGATTGAATTGTAAGAGCTTTGTTCATAATTTGAGTTACTTGTTCAGGTTCCATACTTTCACTCATAGCAGTAAATCCACGAACATCAGTAAATAAAAAGGTGCATCTTTTCTTTTCACCACCCAACTTTAATAATCCAGGATCTTTTTGTAATGCTTTTACTTGCCTTGGATCTAAGTAATGCTCAAATTGTTTTTTAATTTGTTGTCTTAATTTGTATTGCTCTCTGAATCTTATGTAAAAAGCAACACTTGCAGTAGTAAACTGAGATATTAAACTCCAAGTGACATCAATCAATACTCCCTTTTGTATTGTATAAACGCCAAAGAAGGCCGTAGACGCAAAAACTACACCAAAGAATGATATACCAGCGGTTATACCAAAAACATTCAGAGCAAGCCAAACAAACACTACAGAAAACAAAAAAATTAATATTTCCAAAGCAAGTGCATAATCAGGTATGTAAGGGCTATCTTGTATCAATATACTTTCTGCTAATGCTGCTTGTATTTTGTGCGGTTCTAACAAACCTGCGGGTGTGGCAATTTGAGGCATAATCCCTTTTGCTGTAAACCCTACAAAAACAAATTTATTTTCTACATCCATTTCAGCGAGATTAGTTTGTGGTGTGTTAACCCAACTTACCCATTTACGACCTAATGAATCTACCGGTACTGAAGGCAACCCTTTTACTCTTACTTCTTCCAGACCATTATCATTTGTTTTTATAATATAAGTATCAGCTCCAGCTAAGACTTTCAAAACTTCTGTACCGTATGTTGATACCCAACCGTCAGGTGTGCGCATTAGAAGAGGTAATCTACGAACTAAATTATCTACATCTGTCCTGGCTACTGCTAAACCCTGACTGGCGTTAGCTTTTAAAATATCTATATTTTGTATTACACCTTCAGACATAATGCCTCCGCTTTCTGGTCCGAGGATAACTGTTCCAGAAGTAGGTGGATAATCACCTTCTCCCTCAAACATAGCCAGAACACTTGGAGAAAAACTCAGAGCTTCTGTAAAATCAAAGTCACCACCAAATCTATCAGGTTGTGGAAAGGCTATAACCCAACCTACACCTAATGCACCTTTTCTTAATAAATTAATGTGTATTTGGGCTAATGTTTGCCTAGACAAAGGATAGCCACCTTCATTAGTAATATCATTCTCATTTATATTAAGAATTACAAAATTACCTGAAGGTTCTTTATCTGTTACTAACGAATCAAAAGTTTTTAACTTTAATATTTCATAAGCCGTAGGTTGAAAATAATAAGTTGCACCAAGCAACATAAATAAACTTACAAATATTATTGTTTTTTTCATCCTGATCCTTGCTTAATTTTTATTGTAGTTGAAGATCCACCATTTATTTTAACCGTATTAGTTACTCCATCTTGTATAAGTATAACTGTATAACTATCAGATCCATCTAAATCTAATCTAGCGCTTTGACTTACGGTTCTTGTCAAACTTATATTTTGACCAGATATGATTGTAGTGATTTGAGTATCTTTGTCTTGTCCTATTTCTGTACCAACAATACGTATACCAGCACCACCTTGTTTCAAGGCATCTTCTTCTTTTGTTATGGCTAGTGCATCTAAAACATTAAGAAGATCTTCAAGAAAATTAACATCTAAATAATTAACATCTAATTCTGTAAACTCTAATTCTTCCTCTGCATCTAAAAAGTCCTCATTAAGATAATCTATATCAAGATCATTAAAATCTAAATAATCAGCAGATGTTTGCGTTTGCGTTTGTTCTAAAGATTCTTGCGTTTGTTCTGGAGGATTTACAATAAGCATGTTGTCTATTAGATCTAATGTAATATCTAGCTCTACAGGTGCTGTAGGATTGTTTTCAAAAACAGATACCGTAGTTGCTTGATAAGGTTTGTTTAGTGTCACACTACCCATACCGGTAGATACTATAATTTCTCCACTAGATATACCGTTTTCGTCTGGTAATAGTATGACAAGAGATCTGCCTAATTCATCTACCGTACAAGTAAAGTCTGTGCCTCTGATAGCTATATCTGCGGTAGGTGTGCGTATAGATATATTACTTTTGTTGTTAAATTTACCTGTTATGAATCTTGCAGTACCACTAGCAAATTTAAGTGCCATTTTTGATTTAGATGGATCGGGATCGTAGATGTATTCATCTATAACCAGCTTAGAATGTTCAGTTAATTTTACTGTAGAAGAATCTTCAAAGGTTATGGCAACTCTGCCCGCTTCTGTGCGGACATCATCCATTTGTTGTATATCAAATTGTAATTCGGCTCCGTAAGCCTTGTCTCTAAGAACTTGTGCGTTACCTTTAACTTCAGATATAGAACCTATATCAACAGACGAATGAAGTTGTTGCGTCTGACTGAGTAACGCAAACAGTACCATTAGAGCCAGAGGATGTAATTTTAAGCCAGTCATTATCAGATGTAGACTCCTGATCTATATTAAATGTTCTTGATGCCCCTGTATGATCTAGGTAAAAATATCCACCAGCATAACCATCTCCATCATAGGTAACGGTATTATCATTACCATCAATATCCATATAGTTAGTTGCGCCATCCACATCTATAGATGATGTTATTGTGTTTCCTGAACCTTGTATAATCCAATCTAAATCTAAGTTTGCTGCTAGTGCAGTCATAGCGTGATTCAAAGTCATAGTGTTCGTACTGCCCGTAACCTGGACATTCACATTAGAACCATCTGCTCCCGTAGCATTAGTTTCATCTGTAGACATGTTAAATGTGTTGGTATCACCTATAAAAGAAAAATAACCTGTATAGGTATCGGCCCATATATCGCCAAGAAATTTATTTGTATTACCTTTTTGTAGTATATCTAAGGTCATAGTTGCACCATCTAAATCTAATGGTGTCATATTAGATGGTCCTGCTGCGGCATCCGATCCACCAATAATGTTACCACTACCTCCAACTTGTTCTATATCTAAGTTAGATGTTGCACCAGATTGCGTTATATATACCTCGTTGTCTGCTGTCACCACATTCAAAGATATAAGTAAAAACAATAAGCTAACTACCGTTCTTTTTCTTCCAATAGCCTTGTTCATATCCTTCCTCTATTGTTTGTAAGACAGCCGTCTCGATAGCCATCTGTAAAGCAATATTTATAGACTCATTCTCTACCATACCGCTCTCAATTTCAACTAATTCAGTATTATTTGAATAAAATTTGAACACATCAGAAGAGATGGCAGCGCTCAATATTGACTTAGTTACTAGCACCTCTAGCAATATTTTTCCTGTACTAACAGATACGGTACGCAAAGAAATTGTTACAGAGTCTTGTCTGTATTCTTTAGAAGCTCCAATACCTAAATATCTAGCACCTGCACCTCCAGACTTAACATTACTTTCATACCCTATTACACCTCCTTCCATAATAAGACCAGCAAAAAGCAACGGTTTAACTTTTTGTTTTTCATCAAATGATTCTCTAGTTGTACGTATTAATTGTCTTTCTTTTGTTAAATTATCTAAACCTTTTCTCTCCACCACATCAAAAACATTTGAATGTTTCAAAGCCCTAATTAGATACGCATCAGGAGATTGTGTTATTGCCGTACTAAAACTAGCGTACTGACTATTAGATCTGCGCTGTCCTGTATCATCTTTAAAAGATTTACCATATACAGCCACTACAGGTTTTCTTTCGGGTTCTGGTGATTCTGATAGTTTTGTTAACAAACTACCAACTTGCGCTGATTCAATAGATCTGACTGGCGGTATGCCGTTATCTAAAGGCGGTATAATTAAAGAACAACTAGAAAGTAAAAGAACCGAGAGGTACAGTAATTTCTGTTGTATTGCCTTCTTCATCTGTAATTATTAAAGC